GATGAGGCGGCGAGGGTGTTCATTAACGCGCTGGGCGGGGCCTTTGCCACCCGACTCAAAGAAGAGTACGAGCGCGGCCTGAGGGACGGTGCAAAATGAGTAATACACCCTTACCACCCACACCTGAAGATGAGGCGTTCTCGGCTATTGAAAATGCCTCCAAACGCAAACAAACCGCACCCGTTGAGCCGTGGTTGTGGTTGCCTGAGGGGGAGTACACTCAGAGCCAGTTGCGGGCGCTGGTGGAGAGCTTTGAAATTATGAAAAAAGAGCGGTCGGCGTTAGGGGGTGGCCACTAAAGTTTTAATCGTTCGGGTAATCGTTCGGTTAATGGTTCGAACGATTAAAGCGAACGAACGATTGGTGGTTTGCCACTACCAAAAACGATTCGATGGACGGAGGAGAGGGCGCTTCAGCCTCTCTCCGTAGTCGATCTGAATGGTTCAAACGGGTAATCGTTCGGTTAATCGTTCGGTCACTTTTCAACCCCCTTCAGAACCCTCACGGTTATTAGGTTTTAATCGTTCGTTCGGTTACCCCTCTCGAAGAGCCGAACGATTAACTTTGATTTTCAACAAACAGGTGTAAAATTCTCAGCATGACTACAAAACCGAAAACGAAGCTGGCTGCAACGCCCGCTGTCAAAAAGACCCGCATCATCGTGCCGCAGGCCACCAAGGACGTGTTAGCGGCTCAGGTGTGCTCCGAGCTTGAGCGCGGGTTGTCGCTTTATCAAGCATGCGAGGCCGTGCAGGGTGCGCCCTCGGCTAGTACCTTTCTGGGCTGGGTGGAGAGAGACCCCTCCCTCAAGCAACAGTACACGCATGCGCGCGCGAGGGGGTACGCCCTGCTCGCCGAGGAGATTAACGAACTCGCGCACCGCACCCATGAAGTGGTCATGGTGCACAAGCGTGACGCAGCGGGCAACCTGATGTATGACGTGGCCGGTGAACCCCTGCTGGAGAAGGCGCTGGTCACTTTGAGCCCTGACGTGGTGGCGCTACGTAGGTTGCAGATCGACACCAAGAAGTGGGTTCTAAGCAAGATGCTGCCCAAGGTGTACGGCGACAAGGTCGTTCAAGAGCATACGGGTGCTGATGGTGGGCCAATCCAGATGGCCGCCGTGAACCTGAAGGGGCTCAGTGACGACGAGCTGGCGCAGATGCAAAAGCTGATGAGCAAAGCGGGAGAGGCAAAATGACCGACGAACTACATCGCATCACGCGCGTTGCCATTCAGTACAACGGAAAGATCTATTCACTGCCCGCTCCGAACCGTCACCATGACGTCATTCGCATGATCGCCAAAGAGAACGGGGTTGGTGTTAACGGCCCAGACGTGCAAGGGTTTCTTGACGAGGCGGGAACTTTTCTACATCGTCGGTCGGCATTTGTCATTGCCCAACAGACCGGACAGCTCAATCGCAAGTCAGGCGGTTATCAGGGCGATCGTTTGTATTCGGAGGATTTATGGTGAACAGAATGACCGACACGGAACAACTACGCCGCATCGCGGTTCGGGCCGGTATCATGGGCTCACACGGTACGCAGGTGCCAATGCACAAGCTGGAAGCGTTTGCCTCACTGCTGCTCGATGAGGAGAACGAGGCGTGTGCTGATGTGGCTGAGAACTGGAACAGTAACGGTATGCCGAGGACTGGAGTGGCTAACGAGATCCGCGCAAGGAGGAAAGCATGAGGTTTTGGTGGCATGTTATCAAAGTGATGTGGCGTCATGTGAACGGGCGTTGGTATGTTTGGCGAGACTCTCCGGACGACATCGTACGCGAAGTTGCGGGAATGGAGTTCACCGCTAAGCAGAAGGAAGAGTCTCCCAACTGGTTCGTACTGGTTCAAGAAGCCAAGCGCGAGCTCCAACTACGTGAAGCGAGGTTCGCAAGATGAAGTGGCTTAACCGCAAAGCGGGGCTCTGGCTCCTTGAGGGTGAGGATGGCTCGGTGCAGGATGAGATCCGTCACAGTACCGCCGATGACACGTACAAGGTAGACGTCACCAAGGTGCGCTACACCACGCTTGAGGCTGCCCAGAAGGCCGTCCTCGCACGCATCGCGCTTGAGGGCGTGAGCGGGGGTAAGGCCACTCCGCGCCTGCCGCCGGACATGAAGAGTAAAATGTTCCAATGAACGCACAAGACATCATCCTAGGTCAGTTGGAGCGTGAGCGCGCCTCACACGACATAACACGTGAAACCTTGAGCGCTATGCGGGTTCAACTCATCCTCAAGAGGCGTGAAGAGCTTGAACGCGAGCTCCAGCTACCTTGGCACAAGCGTATGCTGTTGAACTGGATCCGCAAGGATTTGAAATGAACGCACCCCTCAGCCCCGTCGTGATGCTCGAGATGATCGAGAAGGAGCAGCTCCGCCGCAGGGCGGGCGCTAGCCTGTACGAGTTCGTCAAGCAGTCTTGGCACGTGGTTGAGCCAGGAATCCCGTTCATCGGTAGCTGGCACATTGAGCAGATCTGCGAGCACCTTGAGGCCGTGAGCGCGGGGGACATTACCCGCCTGCTCATCAACATTCCACCACGGCACTCAAAGTCGACAATCGTGTCGGTGATGTGGCCTGCGTGGGAGTGGATAGCCAAGCCGGAGGAGAAGTTCCTATGTGCCTCGTACTCAGGCGTCCTGTCAACCCGTGACAACTTGAAGACCCGACGACTCATCCAGTCGCCGTGGTATCAGGAGCGTTGGGGTCACATGTTTGCCTTCGCCGGTGATCAGAACGCCAAGCAACGGTTTGAGAACGACAAGACGGGCTACCGGCTCGCCACGTCAGTGGGCGGTACCGCGACGGGTGAAGGCGGCTCGCGCCTCATCCTTGACGACCCGCACGGCGCTCAGGCTGCGCAATCCGACGCTGTGCGTGAGTCCGACCTTGAGTGGTTTGACATGGTATGGTCAACGCGACTGAACAACCCCAAGACCGATGCGATGGTCACGGTCATGCAGCGCCTACACGAGAAGGACGTCAGCGGTCACATCCTGCACGACATTGGCGGGTGGGAGCACATCTGTATCCCCGCCGAGTGGGACGGCGTGACCCGACGCACGAGCCTCGGCACCTACGACCCGCGCAAGACCGTGGGCGAACTCATCTGCCCCGAACGCTTCGGAGACGAAGAGATCACCAAGCTGAAGCGACTCCTAGGCGCTTACGGCTCAAGCGGCCAGCTGCAGCAAGACCCCACGCCGACCGAGGGCGGTATCCTGAACACCAAGTGCTTCGGCCTGTGGCCCGTGGCTAGCGGGCTGCCGCAGTTTGAGTATGTCATCCAGTCCTACGACTGCGCGTTCAGCGAGAAAACACAGAACGACCCCACGGCATTCACGGCCTACGGCGTATTCACGTACAAAGGCAAGCGCAACCTGATGCTGCTGGATGCATGGGACGAGCACCTGAGCTACCCCGAGCTACGCAAGCGCGCTATCAGCGAGTGGGCAAGCGAGTACGGCGGCGTGGACAAGAAGCATGCGTGGTCAAAGGCGCGGCGTCCTGACCGTGTGCTGGTGGAAGCAAAAGCCAGCGGTCAATCATTGCTGCAGGACTTGCGCTTGGCGAATGTGCCAGCGGTGGGGTACAATCCTGGAAACGCAGACAAGATTTCCCGCGCTCATCAGGCCTCACCCACCCTCGAGCTTGGCATCATCTGGATACCCGAGTCGGCTAAGAACCCAGGACACCCCGTGAGTTGGGCGGCCCCGTTCCTCAAGCAGCTGACCAAGTTCCCCGTTGCCGAGCACGATGACTACGTAGATACTTTTACACAGGTCATCATCTTCTTGAAGAACGAAGGATGGTTTGAGTTGCCGAGGGCCAAGGACGTCGATGCTGACCATCGACCCAAGAAGGAACGTGTGAACCCCTATGCCTGCTAAACCCGCCAAGCCCGTCTGGGACAAGAAGCGCCCTGCCTCATTGGGCAGCTCCAAGATCCTGAGCCCGAGCGCCAAGGGCTCCGCTAAGGCCGCAGCTGAGAAGGCCGGTCGCCCGTACCCCAACCTCGTTGACAACATGCGCGCAGCAAGGAAGTCTTGACATGGCAGACAACATCCAAGCCTCGCCCCAAAGCCCCGCCCTCGCATGGATAGCAGAGAAGCTGCGAAACGCGCGCTCGGCTGGCGATACGGTAACGATCCCGTACCTCGGTGGGGTTGGTACCATGATGCTCGGCAAGTCCCCTGAGGAGGTAACTGAGTGGTCCTACGGCAATGCGCCGATGCAGGTTCCGCAGATGACCCGTGTGCCGCAGTTCAAAGCTGGTCGCGCTGAGTCGTTGGCGGATACGCTCTTTGCTGCTCAAGGCGCTGGGTCAATGGCGCGGGCCGCTCCCGCCACGGCTCGAGCCCTCGCTCCGAGCGCAGGCGCGTTGGCGCTTGAAGCTGCAGCTCGCACCGGTATGCCCGTGCACGGCCTCGGTGTTGTCAAGCCCAAGGGCGGTAACTGGCTTGCCGGCTCGGTTGAGAACGTAACTGAGAATTTGAACAAGGCTCACATTCCTGACCCTGAGCTGCTCAGACTCGCACGTGAGAACGGCGTAGCTGTGAACGAGGAAGCCGTGGCGACTAACGATGCGCTACGTAAGTGGATTGACACCAAGCTCGGCAAGTACATCAAGAACGAGATGGGCAGCCCTGAGGATCCAGTCCGCGCCCTCGCTGAGAAAGGCCGCCTGCATGTCGACCCTGACCAGTTGAACTTTGACATCAACGCCTACGGCAAGTACCCGTCAGACGGTCAGAGCTTCTTGGCACAGAACCCAGCGGCAAAGAGTTGGGAAGGCGCTAGCGACCTGCACATCGGCAAGATGCGGGCCGATCAACTCCTTGAGCAAGGCTACGCAGACAAGAACCCATGGCTGGCTAAGGTGCCGCCCGAGACTCCTGTCAACATGATGACTGATCCCCGTGAAATCAGCTCAGACCTCGGCTTCGGCCACATGATTGACGAACTGCGCAACGCCGTGAACCCTGAGTCCGGTCTACCCCGTGAGCTGCTCTGGAAGTACAGCGACCTTGACAAAGTGACCGTGCCTCAGGCCGTTGAGCGCGTGGCTGCGATTAACGAATGGCGCGCCGCTCAGCAGGCCGAGGCTAACGCCGTGCGTGCCAACAACGCCGCTGCCGCCCTGCACAAAGACTACCCAGACGCGCCGTACAAGTGGGTAGAGTTGAAGATGCCTAACACCAACGACGACCTCCGCCACATGGTCATTCAAAACGAGGGTAAGTACTCGATATTGGAGCCCGAGCAGAAGTTGTCTTGGAAAGATCCCAAGTACGGTCGTGTTCTGTTTGACACTCCTGAGCAGGCGATGCATACGTATCAGCAACATAAGAACTACAGCGCGCTTGAAGACGCCCTCAAGTACGAAGGCGACACCATGGGGCACTGCGTCGGCGGTTACTGTCCCGATGTGTACGAAGGTAGCTCGCGCATCTTCAGCCTGCGCAACAAGAAGACCGGCGAGCCGCACGTCACGATTGAGACTTCACCTTCAAGCACTAACTCTGTGCGTGCTATGCGTGAGGGGAACCCGACCGACTTTGACATCGTGCAGATCAAGGGTAAAGCCAACAAAGCGCCCAAGGAAGAATACCTGCCGTTTGTGCAGGACTTTGTCAAGTCCGGACAGTGGGGTCGCGTGGGTGATATTAACAACACCGGCCTAGTCGACATCTCTGCATTCCCCAAACGCCAAGAGGCTCTGGGCTCTCGCTTCGTCACGGAGAAAGAGCTAGACAACTACCTTGACAGCTTCGGCGGTGAACCCAAGGAAGGCTTCGCTGACGGCGGCCTAGTCGAGCCCCCGCTCCCTGCCGTTGAGTACAGCCCGCTTGAGGTCGATTATGTGATCGGAAATGTGACATCTGGCCAACACGAACCAAAGTATGCTGAAGGCGGAAGCGTTGAAAGTACGCACATTCCATACGATGAAGCTAAAATTTCCAGTCTGGTGAATGCGCTACGCGAGGAACTACATGCCTGAACAACGGAACGATGACTTGACAATGCCTAAGCAGGGCGAAACTGTCGGCTACGACGAGGAACCTTCCGAGGTAGAGGATACCGAAGACGGTGGCGCGATCATCCGCACCGGTGGCGAGGACGACAACAAAGTCAAGGCCGCTCACTTTGCCAACATCGTTGACGAGGTAGACCAAGCCGAGCTGAAGTCTTACGTCTCTGACCTGCTCGACAAGATCAGCAAGGACAAAGAGGCCCGCTCAAAGCGTGACAAGTTGTACGAGGAAGGGTTGCGTCGCACCGGCCTCGGTGATGATGCTCCTGGTGGAGCGCAATTCACGGGTGCCAACAAAGTCGTTCATCCGATGCTCGTCGAAGC